TTGGGAGGGTGGATATATGTATAGTACCGGTACCTTTGCGTTTCCGATCTGAAACTAAAAGTGAAAACGTAGCTCTAATAGGGAGATTCCCTACCCACATTTCCAATCGAAACAGGTAGTTACCTAAGAAACTATATATGTGTGGCGTGTCCCGATAAGACAAGTTATCGGTCAATTTGTTATAACTATGCGATATCACGCATTAATCCTAAGAAGTCATCGGGTGTCATACCTGATACGCTGAATAGCACAACGACCTCAGCGGGATGATACAGTTGTTTCTGTCTCTCACGATACCTAACGGAGTCAGGCTTGATGCCCAGCAAGGCCGCCATAGCGACTCTAGAGAGCCCCAACCGATGACGTATGGCTTGGTATAGGTTGCCTCGTTTAATGGGCAGGTTGTGCCTATAACCCTCTAAAATCCTAGGTTTGAGTTGCGCTTTATCAATTTCTAATTGGCTCACTGTATGCCGCACACTTCTATCCTGATGTAAAGTGTCTAGTTTGTCCACTAGAGTAAAGTGATACCCTCGTAACTTGCAGGATAGTTGCACTTAGTTTGATACGACGATGAGTCATAGAGTTTATTTAAAGTTATTTTACTTTTCTTTCAAATATCTTTGAATATGTAGCTAACCTACTAATCTTACTCAGTGTAAATAATTATGAATCATTTATTGACTGTGTGACGTCTTATCCTCTACTATGAATCATAGAGGGTAGGTAATCCCTCACATAAGGAGATACGCACATGGACACGCAACAAATAGCCCAGGCAATCAGCGTATTGGTTGAGCACCGGAATGGGTACAGCCAATACAGCTATAACGAGCTTTCACGAGCTAGGGAGCTAGTAGCATCCCTTCATCTTGATTGGACGCAAGACAGTAACGGAACGTGGCAATTAACCACAACTAAGTAAGGAGACCTGACTATGACGCTATTCCTTCAACTACTCTGTGCCGCGGTTAACTTTGCCGCTTGGTATGTAATCCTTGTCTGCTTTTGGAGCTTTTAGTTATGAAACATTTACTACTCGCAATTGCCCTACTAACACCGATCACCGCGTTTGCTCAAAGCTGGTCAGCTGATGACATACCCGGCTTAGTCCCTAACCAAGTTGTGCCTGTTGTACCTAACGTACCAGCACCGCCAAACTATTACGGCATCGCTGACGGTGCGTACCGCAATGGTTACACGGTCGTAGAAACTGAGCGCCAACAGTTTGACCCATACCGTGCAGCTACCGGCTTCATGGACCCATACTATAAGCAGAAAACAATAGAAGTCGTACCTAACGACGCTTACGGCGCACCTGATCGACCTTGGATACTTGGAAAGTGAGTAGCTTTAGAGCGCCATACGTGGCGTTCGCTTAGCTAGTCAATTCTGATTAGTGATTAGTAGTACAACAAACTAGGAGGGATTTATGCGTATTATATGCGCTGGTGCTTTGTGTTGTCTGTTATCTGGTTGCGGTCTTTTGTCTGACGGTGTTGTCATTTACGGTACACCAGAGGGAATTAGAGCTTATCATGACGGCGTAGTAGGGATGGTAGCACAAGCCAAAACAGCTAGACCTAATGGCAACACAGCTTATTGGGAGCAACGTAACCAACAAACACAGCGATTATCGGTGTGGGAAACGTTGTCGAAAGGGTTAATCGCAAGCAGCAAAGAAGAGGTGAGTAATGATCAATAAACTATGGAGCTGGTTCAAAGTTACCTCAATGATTGTCGGTGTACCCGTTACAATTGGTTTAATCTTAGTAGCGTTTGAAAGAACGTTACATACGTTAACCTGTGAAACGGCTCACTACGGTTGTAGTCGCAGCCTCTTGCATGGTGTCGAATACATCACTCAGCAAGTCGATAGTGAGCACGATGTAGTACTGACACCTACACCGACGAAAAGGTTAAAGTAGTATGTACTCATAGAAATAAAAACAGTATAAATATAAGCAATAAACCACGTTAATGGAGACAAAAATGGACATATTACAGTTAGGCGATTGGCGCCTACTTATGAAACATAACGATGTAGAATTTTGGGTAAAAGCTAGTAAGGACGGCGACAGATTAGTTCTGGAACCAGAGGACGGTTGGAATCAGATTGCCGCAGAAACCAACGTACACCCAGAGAATCTCCTGGAACAAATAGACGAGGCTGTATTTAATTTTGGAGGGCTCTAAGATGAAAACGATTTACGCAGCTTTCGTAAAAGCACAAAAAGCCTTTGGTCCTGCACTAAAGACTAGCACTAACCCACATTTCAGGTCGAAGTATGCTGATTTGTCAGCGTGTATTGAGGCTGTAATTGATTCGCTAAATGACAATGGCATTGGCTTAATTCAGACAGTACACGAATGTGATAATGGTGTGATTGTAGAAACTATCTTTATCCATGAATCCGGAGAGTCGCTATCGTGTGGTAAAATGCACGTACCAGCGTCTAAACAAGATGCTCAAGGGTTTGGGTCGGCTTTGACATATGCAAGGCGCTACAGCGTAATGGCAGCTTGTGGCATAGCTCCAGAAGATGACGACGGTAACGCTGCTGTAAAAGACTACAAGCCAGCGCCTAGAACTGGTCGTACACCAGGCGAGATTGTAGGTGGTAAGAAAGTCCTTGAGGGTGATGTAGCTAAAATTGTGCAAGCTGTAGCACCCGGCAAACTGACCCCAACAACGTATGACCTATCACCACTTGACGAGACGAAACGGCAAGCGGCTAGGGAATATCTGTTGCAAAATGGTGCCGTAGAACTTTCTGAGAATAGGCTAAAAACCAAATTCAGATTGGAACGGCTAACGCAATATGTAGTTGATAGCAATGAAGAAAATACCTGACCGCAAATCTTACGACGCACCTCCGGCTGGCTACAAAAGACAAACTGTCTATGTGCAGTTGGAGGTGTTTAGTCAGTTTGTAAAAATTGCGAAATTAAATCGCGAGTCGCTGAAAGATGCGCTTGCAAAGGCTATTAAATGGTACATAAGTCATGGACATTAAAGGACAACTGGAAAAAGACGCTTTGGAATTTGGTACTGAGTTTTGTCCGAGGCGTAATCGGGCACAGGAAGTTGAAGATTATCAAATTGCGTATATGGCGGGAGCGAAACAGCTAAAGATTTACGTAAATGATTTTGTAGAACGAGTGGATACAATGCTTGGAGAGCCAAAAGGTGAATTCGAGCTAGGACAAAGAGATGCTTTGTTTTGGTTGTTAGACCACGTAAAAGAATTATTTGCAGAGGACACTGAAGAGTAATCGAAATGAGATGTAGCTCAGTTGGTAGAGCAGGTGACTGTTAATCACCGGGTCGCAGGTTCGAGTCCTGCCATCTCAGCCATAAAAAAACCTCTCGCCGGTAATTGCTTACTGACGAGAGGGCATGGAGACATGATGGACTAGATCACGCATCTCCAATGTACACATTCTGACCACTTCGCACAACCTTTCTTTCAAGCCTCTAGGATGAACGCTATTCAATCCTAATCTTGGACCTACCTCAGAATACCCTAGAGTTTTATCGTGCCACAGCGTTCATTGTGGAGCTTTTAATCGGCAATAGTAAACCTACGGCGTAATTTAAACTTCATTGCTAGTTCATTAAGAGCTTGATGATTTAGTTCATGAACCTTATCAACAAAATTATTTTTAGAATTTTTGGTATTTTTATTTAGGTTTATATCTAGGTTATATCTAGGTAGCTGTCCACTTTGGACACTTAATGTGTCCACTTTGGACACTTGGTCTGTCCATTTTGGACACATACCTTGTCCATTTTGGACACCTATCTGCTCATTTTGAGCACATGCCTTTTTGGCCTCAGATTCTTGTTTAGCGACCTCGGCCTCAACCTTAGCCAGGAATGAGTCAACAATCCTCAACGTCCTTGCTCTACCTTTATCGCCAACGCTGCCAGTGATTATGCCTTGAGCAAGAGAACGGTCTATAACCCTACGCATCGTTCGATACGTTAGTCGCAATTCAGTTGCAATTTCTTCTACTGAAGCAAAACACTCGTTGCCGCCTCTGTTCCATTTATCAATGTAGGCGACTAAGGCCGCTTGGTGATAGCTCAAGCCAAGGTCCAAATATACGTGAAAGAGTGGCACAAAGGTGCCATGTTGTGGTAGTTTGGTCATACGTTATTGATCCTTTTAGCCACTCAGCTCCTGCCAAGGTATCGAGTGGCTTTTTTTATCTACGAACAAAAGCTTCTAAAACTCGTACACGATACGGATTGCTTACAATCGCATTTCCAGCAAGGCAAACAGCTCCAATATCTCTTAGGTATTTAATTAAATACTCAAAATCATCAACCTTTAAATCGAACATTGCTGCTGCTTTTTTTCGTGGGTATTTAAAGCACTGGCCGTTTAATTCGTATTCCATAATTTTTGCTAAGACTGCTGCACCAAGTTTTCCATAAATTTCGTCGTGCTTTTCAAACCATTTGCAAAGAGCAAACTGGTCAGCATCATATTCGTACACGTTAACTCCTTTATTTTTTAAACCATTCTTCCGCTTCAGATATTTTAAAACGGTACTCAATTCCTACCTTAATTTGAGGTAAACCCTTTTTAATCAGCTTACGCACTGTTGTTTCTGAAATGTCAAAGTGTTGGCACACAACCTTTATCGGAACATATTTTTCCGGCATCGGTGTAATAATTGATTCGTTTTTGTCTTGTGTCATGTCTAAGAGTGTACTAGGTTGCGATAAGTAACGCAATCTTTATAGGAGACAACATGGCAAAACCAGCACAATCATGGCGAATGAAAGGGATAGACATAGCAGCGTGGCAAAACGAGCGAGGCTATAGCTACACGTTCCGCAAAACGTACAAAGACAAGACAAGCGGCGAGTACAAGGAAAGTAAGTACTGGTACCCGGACGATCTTACGGTTCTTAGTGAGCTACTTAGCCAGGTTGACAAATGGCGAGACGCTAGAAACTTAGACCGACAGATACACGAAGCTGAAGGTGTTGCGAGCGGCCAAGGTAAGCCGGGACCAGCAGCAAAGCACGAAGAGTACGACGATATCCCTTTTTAAGCCTTTAGGACGGTCATGGACGCAATCGGACGATTAGATCATGGGGAAGCCTTTAACGCCGCTGTAGCGGGTCTACAGAGACGGTTTAGGGCCATTGAGAGAGGCGCAAAGGATAACAACGGGAACATAACTGTTGATACGTTTACGCACGACATTCATGGCGCTATAGCCGAGGCATTTGTAGGCAAAACTCTCGGTCTGTACTGCAACGTGGCCAGTCCTAATCGAGCTGTGGCCGATGTAGGGTCAAACATAGAGGTACGCAGCACCATTAAAACCGATGGGCCGCTAATTATACGGCCACGGGATTATGATGAGCGGCGGTATTATCTCGTAGTTGGTATGTACCCTGACCTAAAAATTGTTGGTTGGTTGACCGGTAAAGAAGCAAAATGCCCGGAGTATTGGGTAGACAAGGATCGTTCTGGTCAACCGATTAACAACCCGTACTGGCGTATACCTCAAGCTGTTTTAAACACTGATATTTTTGCGTATTAACTATGAAACTTTATTCGCTTTACAAAGTCACTGACGGCAAATGGGAAGTTGTTCTGCATATTCGTGAAAACGACGATTATAAATTTACCTACGAACCCAGGCCCGATATTCGAGCGCTGATTGACGAGCACTATCATGTAGAGCCACACGAAATGGCAAAGCTCTTAATTGAGCGTGTGCTACATTGTGATGCTGTTGAGGTACATACCTTGTCCGGTCAAGGGTTCTATATGGAGCGTCATGAGTCAGATTAAGACCGTGAAACAACTGTTCCAGGAGCAGTTCTGGCGCGAATTACAAGCAGCACACCAAGCGGCCGTTAAAACTCAATCGGCTAAAGTAGCATCAGATGCTAAACTTTTTGAGACTATACTTAAAAAGGAGCAATCATGCCGCTTACAAAAAAAGGTCTAAAAATCCGTGAGTCAATGGAAAAGTTCTACGGCAAAAAGGAAGGCGATTCTGTCTTTTATGCGACAATAAACAAAGGCAAGATCAAGGGTGCAGAAAAGAAAAAGAAGAAATGAACGCAAACATCCCGCCACTCAAAATCCTCATACCAGCAAAGTTTTTGACTCAAGACGAAACGGTAACAGGATTTGAGAAAGGGTATGCATTTGCGATCATATCGCACAAAGGAAGAGCGTTGCAGTTCCACGTTCTGCTCGAGTCTGGCGCACATTTTAGGCACATCCCACTGCACTGGTTGTTACATGACGAGCCAACTGTAGAGCACACTAATCTAGAAGACTTACAACTTTGGGACTGTTTTAGTTTTAAGCCAATTGTAACGGTTTTTGATTTCCTAAAAGACTATCAATGTGATGTGCTACTCAAGAACAAATCTGTGGTGTCTGGTACGTACTACTGTACGGTGGATTGGCTGGCTGATTGCGATACTACCGCAGGCTTCCTGCACCAACCCGACCAAAACAAATGTGGACATATCATTTTGCTTGATGACGGAAGAATCTGTTGCTTGCCGACCAATCGTGTCTGTTTCAAAGATGCGTTTTTTATTGGTAACGCACCCGACGCAGCCGACCGAAAATACAAAACAATAGAAACAATATTTCAGGCTGAAAGCAGCGATAGGTGGTCTGTAGCTAACACAGACGAAACCTTTTACAGATAGGCTAGTGGCACAATCCGTTGCATTATAGTCGCAATGGAGCCTACCAGAGACTTTACACCGCGACTGCCACACATCCCTGAAACGCCGATAAAGTTTGCCTCAAAATCAGAATACGCTTGTGGGATGCTGCTTGAACGCTACGTGCGAGGCTTTCAGTTACAAAACGGCACCACGTTTCAAATTGGTGTTGGGCATAACAAGACCATCGACTTTTTAGTAAACGGTGTTTTTGTTGAGTATCACCCTATTAACTTAAAGTTTGAGTTTGATAACTCTTCCGCTCTCCGCAAAGTCTTGGACGGCATTCGCAAGATTGACAATCACTCCAAACAACTCATTGTCGAGGGGATAAAAGACGAGCTAGCAGAAAAATATTACCGCAGACGCAAGTTTTTAGTTACACTGGCAGCGGGAAAAGATACCGAACTAATTTGCGCTTACACTGACGAGCAGTTTTGCAAGAATGTGATCAGACGATTTGGAGACAATCCACCAAAACTGCCAATACTACTAAGCCAGTTCCATAACTTGATACAAAAAGCATGATAAACGGAAAACAAAAGGGAAGCGCTGGCGAGCGAGAACTGGCATCAAAGCTGAGAGACCATGGCTTTACAGCTAGGCGCACACAACAATTCTGCGGCGTTGCTGGCGATTCTGACGTAGAGTGTAATGAGCTGCATCAGTTCCATATCGAATGCAAAAGAGTAGAAAAGCTAAATGTTGATAATGCTATGGATCAATCGTTACGAGATTGCCAAGAGCGCATACCAACCGTGATGCATCGTAAAAATCATAAGCCTTGGTTAGTCACAATGTATCTTGAAGACTGGATCGCTTTGGTAAAAGATGCGAAGAGAAATAACACTTAACATGGAACAAGAAGAAATTTCTCAAGACTTTCCAGAGAGAACACTCTGGTTAGCAGTAATAGAACGTGCACTCAAAGATTATTGCTTCTTTTTTGACCGATTAGAGGGATTATCTCAAGTTGGTATGCGAACCATATTACATGAACAAAAATGTGACCGTAAAAATGTGATGTATCACAAAACAATCGGAGACTTTTCTAGGTTGCGATGGTTTTTGTTTGATCCATACCCATCACCGTTTAACCTGACGTACTTGACGTGCGAGCTATACAATGATGAGAGCATTGCAGAGGCAATGCGGAAACAAGCCAAAGAACAATTCAAACTACAGCTCGATAAAGTCCGAGCACAGGGTAAGTTTGCTCTTATCGTCAAATACATTGAGGAAAATACTGGCGCAGACAAGGCAGTAGCGGCAGCGGAAGAAAGCAAACTCCGCAACAAACGCTACCGCCTCAACACAGACGTTTAGCGTTTCTTCTTAGAATCAAATAGAGACCAAGCCTGAGATACGCCGTACAACACAACGCCACCCACAACTGGTTCAGCGGCTTTAACAAGGTTGTGTGCGTCATCCTCTGCAACGCCTACACCAAGTAATCCACCCGCTGCTAATGTGAGCAAGTGGCGGAGAATGGACCCGAGAAAGAATGGCATAAGATTCCTTTTGTATAATCGTAAATGCTTTTGTCGTACTTACAGTCGCGTTTCCGAGGGTCAACAAACGACCCTCGAATACAGTTCATCCAATGTTCCCAATAGAAGGTTATGTCACAGTGTCGATAACGAGCGGCAAACTTGTCAACGTTAATATCTGTTCCGTCAACGCCGTCCAGGTCTATTATACATGGCGCAGCAATTCCAGGACTTGCTCCGTGTTTCTCACAGACATACCCTGGCAAACAGGCGGATCCGAAAGGATTATCCACAATGATACAGCTAGGCAACATAGCAGATACACGAGCGGCAAGATGTTTTCGAGCTTTTCCATTGAGATCACACTCTAAGCAGGGCGACACATAACACTGCACACTACCAGTCGCTCTTGTTAATCGGTTCCGAAACCTACGCACTACTTGGTCAAATTTGTGTAAAAATTGACGGTTCTTTCGTAATACCTTCTTACTAGCAGAACTTGCCGTTTCGCCATAAAGCAGCTCATACTTCCCGCATCTACCATTACGCATACATGGCGAGTTAATTAAATGTACTCGGATTATCTTAGCTTCAGGGCTCTGTAAAAGCTCGTCAGCGCATTTACATTCTGAGCCAAACGTTTGCTCAAGCCAGCCAGTAATAATGGTATCCTGCCCACGCCAGGTGCGTTTAAGAGCCTTACAATCAGTTGTGGGATGACAAAGAGATAAGTAACTAGGTGCTTGAGCTTGTGCAGTAGCCATCAATGCTAACAACACAATCAAAAGTTTCATTTGTCTAAAACCTTATCGAGCTTCTTATCCATGCGGTCAATTTGATTCTTAATATGGGTAAGTTCCGCTTGGATAATCTGCACTTCCATCGTGACTCGGTACTTGCTCTCTTCCAATTCCCGCAGACTATTCTTGACTGAACGATAGTCCATGCCGACAATAGAAATGACCACGCCAATTATTGCCTTTACAGCAAGGTCAAGCCACGTTTTAATTTGTGTAAAATCTTGCTCGCTCAATGCACCCGGCCTCCACCATAAGCATCAATCACCATCAATTGCGCTTCTGGAGTATCCTTCATCAATTCCATGAACTGCAAAAAGGCAGAGCGGGAAGCAAGAATAGCAGAATCAGGACCAACTTTACCGTATTGCATACCCAATAGAATACAACCTTCTGTATCCCTATGAGTGTTACCAGCATGAATCAAAATGTGCTCTCGGTTAGGAACGTTTAAAACCTTGTAAACAGCTCCAAAACGAGGCGACTTGTGCCGCACTATTTTATAACGACCGACCGGAATACAGGACACTTTGGTTTCATTATCCCGCCAAGCGTCCTCTACAGTGACAAATTCAGGTGCTTCATTGATACAAAGCACACCGAACGTAGCGCCGGCATGTTCTGTAACTCGAATCAACCTGAGCGTTTTCACTTTGGTGGCTCAGGAAATACGATCAGTTTGGGGTCTTCGTTCTGCGCCATCATGTCACGTAACGATTGGCGATAGACTGCCCAATCCCATTTGTTTGCAAGGTCTACGTCGGGTAGTTGAGTCCAGTCGGAAGCAAACAATTCTTTATTCCGGTACGCACGAATTAAAATTGCAATAAAATCATCGGTGGCTTCATCTTCTTTAACGTGAAAAGGAAGCAAATTTTGCCATTTCATAATTATACACTCTCGTAAGAAGTTACAATTTCTATTGCTTGAGACGAGAAACTACCCCAAGTTGCTACACCATGTGCTGGAAAACAGGTAAGGGATGTGGCAGCAGCGTTTATAGCTATTGAACTTGCACCGGCACTGGCATAGAAAGTTGCAATTGGTGTAATGTAACTGTTGAGAGTAACAGCGCAATTCACGGGCAAACTCACGGCAATCGAAGCACCTACAGTTGTCGTATTAAATGTTCTATAAATATTTATTTCCATGGACTTACCTCGCTTGCGATAAGAAGCTCGAAACAACGTCCCGGCACTGATGCTTCCGCTTACCGGAGTAAAAGTAGGCGTATACGTCAACCATCCACCAGGATCGTTGGTAATCCTAAAATTAGTCCCATCGTAAATAAGTTCCATTAACGCAGCAGCTACCCATGTTCCAAGTGTAGGATTTGTAGAATCCTCGTTATTTACAATGTTCTTTGCGCCAATACTATTAATGTTAATTGTTGCAGCGGTAGCGACAGAACCAGTAGATCCTAGTCCTGCACCAATTATCATCCTAAACTTCTGACCAGCTTTGTACGCTGTAATCGCAGGAGTAGCTGAAGCGGTCATTGCTGTAGCAGTTCCGGCTGTAGTACCTAGCCAGATGTAATCTCCATCTTGAACTTGCCCAACCGCAGCATAGTTAGTTCTGCCAGTCGCATTGGCCACGTTGGTATGCTTGAACCCACCCATCGGCAAGTCAGCAGTTGCAGCGTTTTGTCCGTCTTTAGTAAGACAGGTATTGATACCGGTTGCAAAGTCGTTGTCTTGCGTATCGTGACGGCCTGCTTCGATGCCGATACCAACAGAAGCATCTCCGACCCAACCGCCGCTTACGTTATTGCCTTTGGTATAGGTTCCACCACTCCAGCTCATATTACGCCTCTAGTTGATTTAGCTTTTTAATTACTCGTTTAACGTACTCTTCCGTCTCAGTAGGTACAGAATTGTATTTCAATATGTTTTGCCAGGTAGGTTTTTGTCCTTTCTTCTCAACCTTAGCGACTGCCTTTGCCATGTTGCCTGGTCCCCAATTGTAAGCTGCAAGAGCTATTTTCATATCAGGGAACTGCTTCTTCATTTGATTGTAATAGCGAGTACCACCATCAATATTCTTCACCGGGTCTAATGGGTCTACCCCTAACTCTTTAGCGGTCCCTGGCATCAGTTGCATCAAACCAAGTGCCCCAACTTCGCTTTTAGCTTTTGGATTACCTTTAGACTCAGTATCAATGATTGCTCTGATTATAGGTGGCTGTTCAGCAATCAATGCGCTGATGTTTTGCTTGGTAGGAGTTTTGACAACGGTATTAGACGCTGGCGCACTGCCTTTGAGTGTTTCAATTTCAGCTCGAAGCGATTCAATTTGTCGATCTACGTCACTAACTTCTGTAGTAGCTTCTGTAGCTTCTGGAAACATTGCCTGAATTTCTGGCCTTTGAGCAGCGCCAGCTTGGATCCCCAGACGACCCAGCGCAGAGGCAATAGCTTCTGGTTGTTGCAAAGCTCTACCAATCACATCACGACTGCCTTTGCTTCCTAACGCCGCTCCGAGAGCACTAACAATGGCTCCACCTACTGGGCCAAGCAAAGGAATTGCACCGGCACCGAATGCACCACCCGTTGTAAAAGCTATTTTGCCTAATCGATTAAATACTTTTCCAGCTACATCACTTTCAGCAGCAACGCCTTTTTCAAGAATTGGCCGTGTAAGAAGAATGCTTTGCACTTCTTTGTTAATTGTTTTTGCTTCTGGCACGTATTTTTCAATTTCAGCTTGCAAAGCATGATAGACATCACGGTTAAACATGGCTTCTGTTGATTCGCCTTTTGGATCGTATTTCTTACCGTATGCTTTCTTTTGCTCTTGCAAATAGCTTAATGCTCCTTTGCCACGCTGTTGAAGAAGCGATTTAATCTCTGCAATCTTTTTAAGGTAAGTATCTTGCTCGTTTACAGTGTAGCCAGTACCCTTTTGTATTTTCCTAACTATATCAATAAACTGAGGCGTTTTAACTTTGACGCCAGCTGATTCAACTTGAGCAATTCTGTCATCAAGTTGATTTTCTAATTTCACAACAGAATTTTGAGCGTTTACATACGCTTCAGTTGGATCAATCGTGTCGCCTAAATATCCTTTCTCAAGGACGTTATCCAATCCCTTCTGCGTTAAACTTTGAGCACCGGACGTTGGATCAATATCAATTTGCCGTTTGCCAACAGTCTTTTTGTAATCGGCTTGTGTTGCGCCAATAGCACTGCGCCGAGCAGCTTTGCCAAAATCACTAAGTTTCGGCGCAAGAGCACTTGTTAGTTCTGCTCCAGCTCCTAGTCCACCGCCAAGTAAAGCAGCAGGACCAGCAATCTCTTGTACCTTTGCTAATCGTTCTTCAATTGTTCCAGGTTGAGATAAAAAGGTTTCTAATCCAGCAGCACCAGCAGCAGTGCCACCAGCTTTAGCAACATTTGCACCTCTAACTGCTAATGCTTCAGCCAATCCAGCCGCAGGTGCTACTTTTGCAGGAGTAAACAAGCGTCCAACAGGCGATAACAAGGCGCCACCAAGTTCCGGGCCAGTCATGCCTAAAACTAACTGATTAGCTTCTAGGTCTTTTTGTTTCACATACTCTTTAAGTATGTCCTGGCGCTGTGTTTCTTGAGCAAATTGCTCAACAGGAGAGCGACCAAACAGCAAAGCTTTACCAGCTTCCGCAGCGGCTTCAATCTTTGGAAATGTACCAAGGCTGTACGCTTCTTGGGTCAGTAACTTTCGACCATAAGCATCAGCTATAGCTTGCTCTAGCGGCGACCTAGTTCTCATTTCAGCAACGCCCAGTTCAAGCGCTGTAGGAGGTCTAGTAGGTTGCCCAGCTATACTCATTAACTGCCCTGGTGCGGGAGCCGTTGGTGCTGGCGTCATTACTGCTTCAGGCAACGCTCGCAAACGATCTATTTCAGCTCTTACCGAAGCTATTTCAGCATCAATATCAGCCATTACCGTACACCTCGTGCAGCTTTAAGCTGTGCAAGCTGGTCTTGCAGTTCTCTTAATGTTTGTAATTTCTGAGCATCTGGAGTTGTATCTTTGCTTGTAATACTTTTCCAAGTTGGCGCATCGCCAAGATACGAAATTGCTTTACTTGGCAAGTTTCGTTCTTTAGCCAATCCTTCATAGTAATCTTTTGTTACTTTATAACGATCTGCTTGTGTGTTGTATGCTCTTTCAGCAATGCGAAGAATTCCTTCCCGTGTTGGTTCTGACAGACCACCTTCTCCGGCAAATGCTCTTGTTAATTCTCCTTTTAGCCTATCAGGAATGCTTTGACTGGCTATAATAGCAGCTTGCTCGCCTTCCCGTACCGCCATTCCCGGCTCAATTAACTGAACTGCTCTTCGCACTAGCTCTTGAGT